GTGCTCTGGTTACGCAGGACACTTTTGTTAAGGGCAAAGAATTCAAAGCGGCGGATGCGTTGCGGATATTGAAAGAAGGCGGCAAGGATGTAGGGCGCAACTTGAGGGCCATTGTTCAAGGCGTATCCGAAACCCCGTACAACGTGGTTGGCGGTGCGGCGGACATAGGCAATATGGTGTTGACCCCCTTTGGTCTTGGCTCAGCCGAACCGGCGCTGGGTAGTGCGCATTTAAAACGGCTGGCTTTGGAAAGAGGTATTCGTCAGGCTCCGCCGACCGATCCCCGTGATCAGGGCTTTTACATGATGGGGGAGCTGGCTGCGAGTGCCTTGAGTCCAGCAGGGGTAGTGGGCGGAGGTGTACAGGCAGCGGACAAGGTGGGCGAAGCGGCTAAGATGCTCAAAAAAGTTCCTCCTGCTCCCGCTAAAGCAACAACACAAACGGTTGCCCCTGTTGAACCACGGCCCGTGGCCCGCGAACCAATGCCAGCTCCCGCAGAAGTAGCCGTGCCGCAAGAAATGTTGCCGCCTCCCCCCGCAATGACGGCATTGCCCGAGGCACCTCCTATTGCTGCTCCAATGCAGGTGGGAGTGTCCGCAGATCGCCCATTTGTGGGCCGCTTAGACGCATTTGTTGACACCATCAAAAATCCTGTACAGCTTGGCCAACTCAAGGGCCAGTTGAAGGGCAAGTTCCGCGATTACGACGTTGAACGGGTGGAACGTGCGTTTGCTGGCATGGACGACAAAACCAAGTTGACTCCTGATCAGATTAAACAGGCACTGGCTGGGATTCATTCTCCCGGCAAATGGGTTTCGGAAACCCTCCCACCAAAGGCAGGGGCCTACCACCAGACTGTGGACAACGTATGGGGCAAGGAGTTGGGCACAACTAACCTGTACCTTGAGCAGCCTGCTGAAAGACTGGCCGCTACTAAGCTATTGGACGAAGGCCAATCCAGTATCACCGCATTCTTAGCCAACTCCCCTGCAATGCCTACTGTGCAAAAATTAGAGGGGACTAGAGAGCTGTTAAACAACCCGCAAATAGAACAGATTGCTGGCGCAGAACTTGTCAACAACTTAAAATTGAAGCTTAATAGGGTGGAAAATAATGTCAAACTGATTGATGAGTTTCAAAATGAAATCAAGCAGATTGAATATGGTTTTACCAATCCGGCAATATATAGGACTGCCGAGGGTGTACGTCCATGGTTTGACATTAAAAATAAATTTATCAAAGACAAACAGGATGCACTACAACAGCAGTTTATACAGCAGGGATCAAGCCCTACTGCTGCTTATATTGCGGCAAGTGATTCCATTCATGGCGGAGCAAATGGGGATGTTGTTTACCATGAAGCAGGCGTGTATGCTTCAAAGAGAGTTCAGGAAATGGCCTTGGAACGGGCTCGTTTGAACGGCATTTCTGAACCTGATTTGTCTTTGATTAATTGGAACAATCCCGACTTAAGGCCCATGTCTCCTGCAAGCAAAGAGTTTGAGGAAAGCGTAAAAAGTGTTTTAGAGCCATCAATTCAAAGTGTACACGAGGCTTCCAAAAATGTTCAACGCTTTTTGGGCGATGATGTCAAAGAACTTGGCCAAAAATTAATGGCAACTGCGGCGTACAGAGGTAAGCACAAAAATGTAGCTGCGGGGCCATATCCAGTGGGCTTTACCCGGTTCTCGGAGCATGAGGCGACCGTTCCCGGCATGGGAACATTGGAGGGACGACACTTCCATGAGTTGCAATCTGACTTGTCCAAGGACATGCGTAAAACAGGAACCACTTCTGGCAGCGAACAAAAAGACACAGTTGAAAGTAATTCACTGCGCAATCAGATAGGAGAGCTTCGTAACAAAGCTTTTGAAGAGCTTTCTCGCATACAACAGGACTTTAAGAGCGGAAATCTTACACAGGACCAGTTTCAGCCGCTATACGAAAAAATACAGAAGACATTAGAGGAAAAGGTACGAGGTCTTGAAAAGCGCATGTACACGCTTACCGCCCGTGTTCGAGACAAAGCATCGTACTCTCTTGAAGAGCCATTTGCGGGATTTGAAACCAATCAAATGGTTCGTCAGCAGTTGCTCATGAAGAACGCAATTCAAGCGGCCATGCGCGACGGCAAAAGATTTGCCACTTTCCCCGGAAATGAATCAGACAGACCTCAGCTGTATGTTGACAAAGTGATGCCAAACTTGAAACAAGTGATCAAAGATTTGGGCGGAGAGAAATCTGGTTTAGAGCTTCGCCAAATTGAATTACCACCAGATAAAAATGGCAGGCCCATTACCGCAACAGGAGTTGTTTGGTCTCCCGAAGCCGCCGCACGTATTGCTGAAAAAGGCGTACCGTTTGCTAAAGGTGGTATGGTGGAGAGACAATCGGCTGACACCCGCAGATATTTATAAGGACAAAACATGCCCATCGAAAAACGCATCACAGGCGATGACTACCCCGAAGTTGGCGTAGACGTAGAAGTCTCTGCACAGGAAATGCTGGAAGAGCTGCCTGAAATTGAGATTGAGTTTGATACAAAGACCGGCGACGTAGTGGTAAACATCGGAGATCAAGAGGACGCAGATGTGCCTTTTAATGCCAACTTGGCTGAAGTTGTTGATACCGACGTGCTTACATTTATCAGCAGCGATTTGATGTTGCTGTTTGAGGCAGACAGGTCTTCTAGAAAAGATTGGGAAGACCAGTACAGCAAGGGCATGAAGTTGCTGGGCTTTAGCATGGAAGAGCGCACCAAGCCCTTTAAGGGCGCAAGCGGCGTAAGCCATCCGCTGCTAACTGAGAGCATTGTGCAGTTTCAAGCTACTGCGTTAAAAGAGTTGATGCCTTCCGACGGTCCCGTGCGCACGCGTGTGCTGGGCAAAGAGACGCGGGAAAAGATAATGCAGGCCCAGCGCGTGCGAGATTTTATGAACTACCAAATCACTTCAGTGATGGAAGAGTACACGCCTGAGTTTGACCAACTGTTGTTCTACACAGGCTATGGCGGTTCTACCTTTAAGAAGGTGTATTACGACGAGAACAAGGGGCGCATGGTAAGTGCTTTGGTGCTGCCGGACGATTTGTACATCCCGTATCAGGGTAGCTCGGTAATGAGCGAATGCGAGCGAATCATTCACCGCGTTTCCATGACCACGAATGAATACAAAAAGGCCGTGGCCCGTGGTCAGTATTTAGATACTGCTCAGCCGCAGTCTTACAGCAACATGGATGAGAGCACGATCAGAAAAGCTGTAGACAAGGTAACGGGCATGTCTCCTGCGGACGAGGAGGAAGAGGTTAGCTTGTTGGAGTTCCAGTTAGATTATGAGGTTGAGGGTTTTGAGCACAAGGATGATGATGGTGAGATAACTGGTATTGCTCAGCCGTACATCATTACTGTGGATGAAGGCACGGGGGATGTGGTTGGCATTCGTCGTAACTGGAATGAAGGCGACAAGCTGTTTATCCGCAAGCAGTACTATGTCCACTATTGTTTGGTGCAGGGGCTGGGCGCGTATGGCCTTGGTTTCTTGCACTTGGTGGGTAATTTATCCAAGACTGCGACGGCTGCGTTGCAGCAATTGTTGGATGCTGGTACGTTGGTGAATCTGCCAGCGGGTTTCAAGGCTAAGGGTGCGCGGATCATGAACGATGACGTGCCAATTCAGCCGGGTGAGTGGCGGGATATGGACGCGGGCGGTATGGAGTTGCAGTCTTCGTTGTTGCCGTTGCCGTATAAGGAGCCTAGCCAGACGCTTATGGCGTTGCTTGGTTTTTGCGTGACCGCTGGCCAGCGCATGGCGAGCATCACGGACATGCAGGTTGGCGACAGCAATCAAAATGCTGCTGTGGGAACGACGATTGCGTTGCTTGAGAAGGGCAGCTCGGTCATGTCGGCCATCCACAAGCGGTTGCATTACAGCCAAAAGCTGGAGTTTCAACTGCTCGCTAAAGGCTTTGCTGATTTCTTACCAGATGAGTATCCGTACGATGTACCGGGCGAGAGTCGGGTTATTAAGAGAAGGGACTTCGATGAGCGCATCGATGTGTTGCCTGTCTCCGACCCTAATATCTTTTCTGTTGCTCAGCGCATTACCATGGCGCAGACTCAGTTGCAACTGGCGCAAAGCGCACCACAGATGCACAACATGTACGAGGCCTATCGCCGTATGTATGAGGCGATTGGTGTGCGCGACATCGATCAGATTTTGAACACACAAAATGTGGACAAGCCCAAGGATCCTGCAAGTGAGAATGCACAGGCGCTAGACGGTTCTCCGCTTAAAGCGTTTGCTGGCCAACAACATGATGCCCACATCATGACGCACATCTTGTTTGGAATGGCTCCTTTGATGCAGGGAATGCCAAACGTTGCGGTGAATTTGCAAAAACACGTGTTTGAGCACATCCGGTTGAAGGCGGAAGAGGATGTAGAGGCAGAGTTGTTTAAACAATATGGCACTGATCCGGAAGAAGTGGTTTCTGCTCTACAACGTGAGGCAATGATTGCTGTAAAAGTAGCACAGGGCTTCCAAGAGGTTAAAAAATTGGGAGAAGAGCTGTCAGGCGACCAAGAAGACCCGTTGGTGGCGCTCAAGAAACAAGAGCTGGAACAGTCCGCTAAGCGTGATGAAGCCAAAATTGGCCTAGATCAAGCGCAGTTGCAGCTTTCACAGCAGAAAGAACAGGCAGATCAGCAGGAAAGTCAGGCTAAATTGATGTTGCAGACACAAAAAATTCAAGCAGACATATCTAAAATGGTTAACTAAAGGGTTAAAATGCGTAATAGACCAAAAATGCCACAAAAAATGGTGCAAAAACCACAAAGTCCCATGCCTAAAGGGCTGCCAAAGCCAAAAAAACAGCCGGGACCAACATATATTTACAGAAAAGATGCATTTAACAAGGTAAAGATTATGTAACTTGATGCATAATGCGCGTACATCCTTCGGACAGGGGTCATACTGTCTGCTTCATTGGAGTAATCCATGCTTGAATTTTCAGAAACCGTGTTGACAACAATTCGTCGCCTTGAAAAACAAACGGGTGACATGCTTTTGTCTGGTTCAGTACGGGATATGGAGCAGTACAAGTTTTTGATGGGCCGTTTAGAGGGATTTCGTTTTGTTGAAGAAGCCATAAAAGAGCTTCTTAACAAGGATTCCAAACAATGAGGGCCAATATGACACAAGTTACTGCGTTAGAAGAGCGATGGGCACAAGTTGCCAAAGAAGATGAGGCTGCCAATGCGCTTGCATTGGCTGAAGCCAAAAAAACCCACCAAGATCAAGTTGAAACCATTTCACGTCGCCTTCCTATGGCCACGGGTTGGCGCGTAATTGTTTTACCGTACCGTGGAGCACGAAAAACCAAAGGTGGAATTGAGTTATCTGATCAAACGCTTGATCGCCAACAACTTACGACCACATGTGCCTACGTTTTGTCAACGGGGCCCTTGGCCTATAAAGATGAAGCTAAATTTCCTACCGGCCCTTGGTGTAAAAAAGGAGATTGGATTATTTTTGGCCGTTATGCGGGTGCGCGAATGGCTATTGACGGGGGTGAAATCCGGATTCTTAATGATGACGAGGTTTTAGCCACGATAAACGACCCAGAAGACATTCTGCACATGTGAGGTAACTGATGGCAACAGAAACAGACACGCAATTAGAGTTTAATTTAGGCGAAGATGAAGTTGAAACGGACGTTTCTCTTTTAGAAGCCAATAAAACAGAGGAGGTTGAGACAACAGAACCCAGTGTTGTTGAACAAAACGCTGCTCCTTCTAATCGAGAAGAGTTAGAGACTGTTAATGATGCGGTTCAAAAGCGTATTGCCAAGCTCACTGCTCGCATGCGCGAGGCGGAACGACGGGAACAAGCCGCCATTGAGTATGCAAAAGGTTTGCAAACTCAGACTCAAACGCTTCAGCAGAAACTGGTCCACACAGACTACAGCCGATTGAATGAGGCCAAAACACGGCTTGATACGCAGCAAACGGCACTAAAGTCTATTATTCGCAAGGCCCGTGAAGAGGGGGACATTGATACAGAGACAGAAGCTAATCAACGTCTTACCGATTTGATTATGGAGCAGCGTCAAGTTGCTGGGTGGTTACAGAGTCAAGAACAGCAGGTTCAATCCTATCAGCAGCCACAGTCACAACAACCACAACAACCACAAAACTATCAACAGCCGCCTCCTCAGCCTGCGCAACGACCAGCTCCTAGCCCGCAAGCGGAAGAATGGGCAGAGCGCAATCCTTGGTTTGGTCAGGACCGCATGTTGACGTATGCTGCATGGGGAATCCATGAAACATTAATAACTCAAGAAGGTATTGACCCTAATTCTGAGGAGTACTATACTGAGTTAGATCGTAGGCTCCAAACGGAGTTTCCAAGTCGTTTTCAGAACTCAGGTTCTGCTTCTCAAATCAGACAACAGCGTGCCGCGCCTGCTGTTGCCCCTGCAACCCGGAGTTCCGGAATTAATAGTGCGCGCAGAACTGTCCGGTTATCGCCGAGTCAGGTTGCCATTGCAAAAAAACTGGGTGTACCTCTTGAAGAGTATGCTAAGTACGTAAAGGAGTAAGTCATGGTTGAAAAAGTCACTATCGATAGAGCCACTCGTTCTTCCGAAACTCGGGAAAAAGAAACTCGTCGCAAGCCTTGGAGTCCTCCTTCTCGCTTAGATGCACCACCTGCCCCTGAGGGGTATAGGCATCGTTGGCTTCGCGCAGAAGTCAATGGAAGTCTTGACAACCAAAACATCTACAGCAAACTTCGTGAGGGATATGAACTTGTTCGTCTCGAAGACCTTCCTGAAGAATATCGAGGCATGCTTCCAACAATGGACGACGGCAAACACGCCGGAGTTGTTGCTGTTGGAGGACTTTTACTCGCTAGGATCCCAGATGAAACGGTTGAAGAGAGAAACGCCTACTTCCGTAAGAAGGCACAGGAACAGTTACATGCTGTGGACAACGAGATGATGCGTGAGAACGCACACTCTTCAATGCGGCTTCAGGCTCCAGAACGGAGTTCTCGCACAACATTCCGTCAGTCATAAGACTGATAACTTCAATTTTTAGGGGATTTAAATGGCTAATACAGATAAAGCCTTTGGTCTGCGTGCTATTGGTAATCTTTCAGCTACTGGTGCTCAAAAGCAGTATGGCTACGAGATTGCTGATAATCAGGCCGGGACAATTTTCCAAGGTGACTTGGTTGCGCTTTCAGCGGGATACATCACTCGGTTTCTTCCAGCTTCACACACTGCTGCGGTAGGCGTGTTTAATGGTTGCAACTACATTGATCCCACTACAGGCAAACCAACTTTTAAGAACTTCTATCCGGGCTCTGTCAACATCACAGCAGGTAAAATTGTTGCTGATGTGATTGATGATCCTAATCAGTTGTTCTTGGTTCAGTGTGATGCAGGTTTTGTTGCTGCTGACGTGGGTAAAAACGCCGATGTCGTTGGTACAGGAGGCAGCACTACTACTGGTATTTCATCCATGGAACTGGATTCCGGCACATTGGCTACAACCGCAGCTTTGAACCTTAAGGTTGTTGGTTTGTATAACGATGTCAACAATGATTTCGGCACTAATGCCGTGGTGGTAGTCAAGATCAACGAACACGTGTACGGTAGTGCAGGTGTTGCTGGTCAATAAGGAGATAAATCATGGCAATTACCCGTTCCCAACTGGTTAAGGAACTTGAGCCCGGTCTGAACGCTTTGTTTGGTCTGGAATACAAGCGTTATGAAAATGAGCATGAGGCAATTTTCTCTATTGAGACATCTGACCGTGCTTTTGAAGAAGAGGTCATGTTGACTGGCTTTGGTTCTGCTCCTGTGAAAACAGAGGGTGCTGGCATGGCATACGATACCGCTCAGGAATCGTTTACTGCTCGGTACACGCATGAAACCATTGCCATGGCGTTTGCGCTAACAGAAGAAGCGATTGAAGATAACCTCTATGATCGTTTGTCTGTGCGCTACACCAAAGCACTGGCCCGTTCCATGTCCAACACCAAGCAAGTAAAAGCTGCTTCCGTGCTGAACAACGGTTTCACTGGTGGTTCTTTTGCAGGCGGCGACGGCGTGGCTTTGATGTCCACTGCTCACCCTACTGCAATGGGCCCTGACTTTTCAAATCGTCCAGCAGTTGCTGCCGATTTGAATGAAACCTCATTGGAACAAGGCATCATTGATATCGCTGCATTCACTGACGAACGTGGATTGAAGGTTGCACTGACCGCTCGCAGACTGGTTGTTCCAAAAGAACTTCAGTTTACTGCTGAGCGTTTGATGAAAACTTCTTTGCGTCCTGCAACAGCGGATAACGACATCAATGCGATTGTGTCCATGGGCTTGATCCCTGAAGGCTATGTTGTCAATCACTACTTGACAGACACTGATGCGTTTTTCTTGTTGACTGACGCACCTAATGGCCTGAAGATGTTCAACCGTTCACCTGTCAAGACTGCTTTTGAAGGCGATTTTGAAACAGGAAACGTGCGATACAAGGCTCGTGAGCGCTATAGCTTTGGCTTCAGCGATCCACGCGGTATCTACGGTTCTCCCGGCGCTGCATAAGCGGTTGGAAAACATGAAAAAGGGGCCTTGTGCCTCTTTTTCTTTTGGTGTATATTGCACTTATTCCGGGCTTTCCGGTGTATCAGACAGTCCCGGCTGACGACATGCAGACTGATACGCCTAACTTGCATGTAAGGAAAAATCATGGCACAAACCACGTTTAACGGCCCAGTCACATCTCAAAACGGATTTGTTGCTGGCCACCAAGTCACTGCTAGTAACGCAATAGACGCTACGGCTACTGCCACAGCAGCACAGGTTGCGACAGGCTACATTACCTCCACTTCGGCTGCTTCCACTACTATCACGCTGCCCACAGGTACGTTGCTCGGTGCTGCTCTGGGTGCAACTCGCGGCACTACGCTGGATTTGTACATCGACAATACCGCAGGCGCATCGACTGTGACTATTGCTGTTGCAACTAACGGTATTTTGTCCACCGCCGCCGCTGATACTGCGGGATCGTTTGGTGACCTGACAATTGCTGCTGGTGCAACCGGCGTTGGACGTTTCACTATCATGTTTTCTAGCGCCACAGCGTACGTGTTTACACGCACCGCTTAATTGGGAGCCAAATATGGCAACTGATGTCAAACAAGCGCACATAAATACGAGCGGTTTTTTAGTGTTGGGGCGTAATCGCGTCAGGGCACTTTCGTTTGTAGGAACGGCTACAGCAGGGACACTGGCGGTTTTTGATACTGCCACGGCTCCCGTAACTTCGGGCGTTACGTACGGGCGAAGCGGAACAACCGTAACAGTTTCAAAAACGGCTCACGGTTTAGTCACCGGAGATGTTGTTGGAATCCACTTTGAAGCGTCTCCTTCTGCTACCGATGGTAATTACGTCATTACCCGAATAGATGCAAACAACTTTTCGCTCACTGATATCAACTCTGGAACTATCACAGGTAGTCCAGCGGCGGTATATGTCAGCGGCGGCGGTTCGTGGCTTTTTACATATGAGTCGTCGGCAACAGACATCTTTAATAATTCTCCCGACATTCCAGAAGATGGTGTGTTGGCGTTGAAGGGTGTGTATGCTTACATGGATAACCTTTCTGTTGTAAATATTTTTTATGGCTAAAAAGGCACCTTCTCTCTCAGTTGGTCGAGGCGAGAAGTTGCCAATTTCTAAGGGTGCGGGCTTGACGGCTAAAGGGCGGGCTAAGTACAACGCGGCCACAGGCAGTAACTTGAAGGCTCCGCAGCCTAAAGGCGGATCCCGTAAGAAATCCTTTTGTGCTCGGATGTCGGGTATGCCCGGTCCTATGAAGGATGAGAAGGGTAAACCTACCCGCAAGGCGGCAGCTTTAGCAAGATGGAAGTGTTAGATGGACATCAATTTAGTGTGGTCAGCCGTTCTTTCCGCCGCAGTCGGCGGATTGTGGTTTTTCATTCGCGAGAAATTTGACGATCTTAAACGAATTGACATTTTGTTGAACAAAACCCGAGAAGAAGTTGCTCGAGACTACACAACAAATGCAGAGGTTCAGAGAATTACGGATCACATTGACCAACGGTTTAACCGTCTTGAGGCCAAGATTGATCAGCTTATTCAGGCGGGGAAGTAATGTACCTGACAAGCAACATCCCGTATTTTAAGTGCTGGGTTCGTAAGGAATTTACGAACGGGCATCAGAAGTATCAGGGTGAGTATCTTCATGCTTTGGCGGTTGCAGTGACAACCATTCCAGACCGGAGCTTGAGTTTTCAGGTAATTTTTACAGGGCTTGAGGCGGAAGACGGGAAAAACGTGCATGGTGGCGCTATGTGGGCGCGTATGCCTCTTGCTGCTTTGATAGGGGACATCCCCTTGGAAGAGTGGCCTGAGCGCATGCAGAACCACTTGGCACAGCCTTGGGACTGCAACTCGTACAACCATGCAATTATCAGCTTAGATAGGGCAAAACCCTCCCCTTGGATGTGCAAAATCAACAATGAGTTTTTTACCGGCAGATACTTGTTCACTGTAGACTACGCTGAGAGCGATGTATCAGAAGATCCGTCGCAACACAAACAAAGCCATGTACTGATACTGACTGACGCGGGTGAATGGACGGGTAATGTTGTGGCACTGCCCAACAATCGAGTTCGAGTGACAAGCCCAGCATATTGGGAAACGGGACAAGGAGCGCCTGATTTTAGGCCAAATCAGTGGATTCACTGTGCGGAGCAAGATGACTCGTACATGGATATGGCGGAAACTTTTAACAACTTATATCAGGAGTAAAAAAAATGATGCACGGCAAAAAATCAAAAATGAAGACTAGTGGCGGTATGCCAATGGTCAAGAAAGACGGAAAAATGGTTCCAAGTTTTGCTGCTGATGGCGTGGGCAAGATGAAAGCGGGCGGCGCGGCAGGCATGATGAAGCCAAAGATGGCTGCGGGCGGCGGCATGATGAAGCCAAAGATGGCTGCGGGCGGCGGCATGATGAGGTCCAAAATGGGAATGTCTGGTGGGATTGGCGAAGAAGTCACGGTGCGTGGTTCAGGTGCTGCTCGCTCTAGCAAAGCTCGGATCTATTAATCCATGACTACTTCTGGCGTAGCCAACTTTGATCTTCAGTTTGACGATTTAATCGTTGAGGCTTATGAGCGTTGTGGCTTAGAGGCAAGGTCTGGCTACGACATGAAGACTGCGTTGCGGTCGCTCAATCTTATCTTTGCAGAATGGGCAAATCGAGGTCTTAACCTTTGGACGATTGAGCAGCGGCAAGTGACCTTGGTTGCAGGCACAAACGAATACACATTGCCAACAGATACCGTAAACGTTTTGTCTGCGGTGATCCGCACTAATAGTGGTCAAAGCACTCAGCAAGACATTACGATTGACCGAATTAGCCGTGCAGAATGGTTACACACGCCGAACAAAAACACGGAGTCTAGACCTGCTCAGTTTTATGTGGAGCGTTCTGTTCCTACTTCTTTGTATTTGTATCCTTCCCCGGACAATACGCAGGCCTATTTGTTTGTGTATTACGCCATTCGTCGGATTGAGAATACGGGAGCCTACACAAATACCGCAGACATTGTTTTTCGGTTTTTGCCCTGTTTAGTGGCTGCTTTAGCGTTTCATTTGGCTGTTAAAAAAGCGCCTGATCGCATGATAATTTTGAAGCAGTTGTACGAAGAAGAATTTGCAAGAGCAGCGGCAGAAGATAGGGATACGGCCAGTGTTTTCTTAATTCCAACTTTTACGGTGAGCTGATCATGAGCGCAGGCTATGCTTCCGGCAAGTTTGCAATTGCGCTATGTGATCAGTGCGGCTTTCAGTTTAGGTTACTGGAACTGATTAAAGACTGGCAGGGGTTCAAGGTTTGTGAAGAATGCTATGAACCAAAGCATCCGCAATTGGAGCCAAAACGGGGACTTACAGAAGCGCAGGCCTTAAATCAACCCCGTCCAGAAGCTCCTCTTTTTGTTACGATATATGTGGGCCTGACAGGTGATTCGTCGTTTGCAAGCATAGGCATGCAACCCATGCCTATTTCCAAACAATTGGTGGCAGCCGCAGTGTTGTCGCCGGTAACTACATTGATCACATGACATACGCTGAACTAACTGCTGCTATTGAGGACTACACCGAAAATACGTTTACGGCGACGGAGCTTGCAACTTTTGTTAAGCAAGCGGAACAACGTATTTACAACATGGTGCAAGTTGCTAATTTGCGAAGAAACGCAACAGGAACAATTACATCAGGAAATAAATATTTAGCAGCACCTGATGATTTTTTATCTACATTTTCTTTAGCTGTTTTTACTCTTGCTTCTCCTACTGCAACGGGAACGTTGGGTCAGTTTACTATCGTTGTGAGTAGCGCCACTGATATTGCTGTGGGGCAATACGTTACGGGTTCCGGAATTGGGACAGGTGCATTGGTTACTACTATAGTAGGCACTACAATAACTCTATCAGTTGCCAATACTTCTACTGTTTCAGGCATCATAACGTTTCAAGGAGATTACTTATTTTTATTAGATAAGGATGTGAATTTTATTCGAGAAGCTTATCCTAATCCAAGTGACACCGCTGAACCAAAATACTATGCTATTTTTGGTCCTCAATCAATTAACGACAATGAATTATCTTTTATTCTTGGTCCTACTCCCGACAAAGCATATAAGGCTGAACTGCATTATTACTACTATCCAGAATCTATAGTCACAGCGGGAACTTCATGGCTGGGAGACAATTTTGATTCTGCTCTTTTGTATGGTTCTTTGGTCGAGGCATATACATTTATGAAGGGCGAACAAGACATGATGGCTTTGTATGATGTCAAATACAAAGAAGCAATGGCTCTTCTAAAGAATTTGGGAGATGGCAAACAACGGGGAGACGCTTACCGTGATGGCCAAGTCAAGGTGAAGGTGCAATAATGACAATTACAGCAGGGTTAACAACTAGTTTTAAAGAAGAAGTCTTGCTGGGCATACACGACTTAGACACCGATGTCTTAAAGATTGCTTTATATACATCGGCGGCTACTCTTGGGGCTAGTACAACCGTGTATTCTGTTACTGATGAAGTATCGGGAACAGGGTATACAGCAGGAGGAGCAATTCTTTTGAACGTTGTAGTGCAACAAGGAAATGGCACAGGGTACGCAAGTTTTGACAATCCTTCGTGGCCCGGTGCAAATTTCACTACACGTGGGGCGCTAATTTACAATTTTACAAAGTCAAACAAGTCCATTGGTGTGCTTAATTTTGGAACAGACCAAACAATGACAAGCCAAGGATTTGAAATTCAATTGCCCGCGAATGATCCAGAAACCGCTGTAATACGAATTATCTAAGGAGTTTAAATTGATTGTTACCACTACAAAAGGCGAAATGGACGATTCTCTGCTTGAAAAGCGGGAAGGTACAGTCGATAATGACAATGAACTCACCACATGGGTTGAGTACTGGTTGGACGGGGAACTTGTCCATCGTTCCGCGCATGTAACTTTGAAAAAGCCCCCAACATTTGCTGGCGGCAGAGCAGCTTCGTTTTAAGGAGAATCCAAGTGGCAAATACCCAATCAATGTGTACCTCGTTCATGGGCGAGTTGATGACAGCAACCCACAACTTTGGCACTGCGCCAACCCGTGGCACATCTGCCGCTGATACGTTTAAGGCAGCTTTGTACTTGGCAACTGCAACGGTTGACGCATCGACTACCGCGTTTTCTGCAACCGATGAAGTTTCTGGTTCAGGCTACACGACTGGTGGCATAACGGTAACAATGGCAAATCCTCCTACGGCAACAAACGCATCTGCTACGGCGGGCGTGGCGTTTTTTACGCCTTCTGCCAGTTTGGTCTACTCTTCAGTAACTTTGACCACAGCGTTTGATGCGGTGTTGATTTACAACTCTTCTCAGAGTAACAAGGCGGTTTCTGTCCATACGTTTGGTTCACAAACTATCAGTGCCGGAACTTTTACTTTGACCATGCCAGCAGACACGACTTCAACGGCTTTGTTGCGTTTAGCCACAACCTAAGCGGAGGCGGCGCAGGCCGTAGACCATGTTTGGTATATCCGCATACGCCCAGTCACCTTATGCCGCTCTTGGCGAAAATGTAGTCGTCGTTGCCCTGACGGGCGTAGCCGCGACTGGGAATGTTGGGACAGTTGTAGCGGGTAAAGAATTTGCCCTGACAGGCGTTCAAGCCACAGGCAGTGTTGGAACAGTCGCTGTTTCAAGTTCTGTGGCAGTAACAGGCGTAGAGGCATCAGGCAGTGTTGGGACGGTTGTACAGAGCATCTCTGTTGCTTTGACTGGTGTTTTGTCCAACGCAGACGTTGGCGCTGTAGATGAAACAAATTTCCCGTTAATAGCCGGAGTTCACGCCAGTGGGTTTGCGGGTACGCTGACCCCAGAAAAGATATTCGCTATAACAGGGGTGTCAGCCGCAGGAGCGGTCGGGACTGTTACACAAAGCCAAGAAGTTGCGTTAACGGGAGTTGAGGCTTCTGGTCTTGCTGGTACGGTCATATACAACGAGTCTGACGCAACATTTGGCGACGAAGCTATAGGTTCAGTTGGAACAGTAAGCCCAGCTATTTCTATAGCATTGACCGGTGTTGTGGCTTCGGGTGCAGTTAACACTGTCACCTTTTCTCAAGGTGGCCCTATAACAGGCAATGGTGCTACCGGGCTGGTTGGTACGGTTGGTTTTGACAAATCGTTTGCTTTAACTGGGGTTCAGGCCGCAGGCGCGGAAGGGGATGTGATTGCTATCTACTGGAAGTTGGTAGATGACAGCCAGACCGCAAACTGGCAAAATGTCAACAATTCTCAAACTGCTGGCTGGGCGTTGGTAGACAATTCAGAAACCCCTGACTGGACTTTGGTTGAGACGGATTAAGGATTCACATGGCTTTCGTACTTGCAGACCGAGTTAAAGAGACCACCACAACGACGGGTACGGGAACAGTAACGCTTGCTGGTGCGTCAACTGGGTTTCAGTCTTTTGCCGTCATTGGCGACGCAAACACCACGTATTACACCATTGCAGGACAAGCCGGAAACGAGTGGGAAGTTGGGATCGGTACATACACATCGTCTGGTACAACGCTTGCTAGGACAACTGTCTTATCGAATAGCTCTGGTACACAGCCATCGGCACTTAATTTTAGTGCGGGTACAAAAGACGTGTTTGTAACCTATCCTGCGGAGTTTTCAGCAAATGCTATTGGTGGTGGTATTGGCGCGGTAATGCTTAATGCAGATACTGTTACTGTAAGCGGCACAATTCTTGCGGGACAAAACGGATTTTCTGTTGGCCCACTTACTGTGGCTAATGGCGTTTCTATCACTGTTACCAGCGGTCAGCGTTGGGTTGTCTTTTAAGGAAAAAACATGGCTATTGCATTAAGTGGCGGCTCAACTAATTTCACATCAACAATAACTGCGTCTCCAGCAGCCAACCGCACTGTTACTGTTCCCGATTCTGATTTCACAATTACCGGGAATGATCTAACGCAGACGTTGACAAACAAAACCTTAACAAGCCCAACAATCACAAATGAATTAGCCACAACAATCAGAGAGACTATTACGATTTCCGCAACTGCGGCAACAGGTACGATTGACTACGATGCTATAACCCAGTCAATCCTGTACTACACAACTGACGCATCAGGCAACTTCACAGTTAATTTCAGAGGTAATAGCGGCACATCTTTGGACAGCGTAATGTCCACAGGACAATCTTTGTCTGCCACATTCCTAGTGACCAATGGTGCTACGGCTTATTACAAC